GGCGAAGCAACAGGAACTATATCTAGTGTAGATGGCACAAGTAATGTTAGTGGTGCTTTGACTTTAGATAATAATTCAGTTACAGGTAAAGTTTTAACAGGATTAACTTCACCATCTGCAAGTTCAGTATTAGCAACTGATACAATAGTTCAAGGATTTGGAAAATTACAATCACAAGTAAATGGTTTAGCAGGTGGTTTAAGATTTATAGGAAGTTGGGATGCCGATACAAATTCACCTGTTTTAAGTGATGGAGGTGGAGAATCAGCTTCAGGTACTACAACAGGTGTTGCTACAAATAAATTAATAGATAGTAACGCTTCTTTTACTTCAGCAGTTTTAAATGATAAAGTGGTAAATCAAGTAGATGGTCAAACAGCTACTGTAAGTGCAGTAGATAATGGACAACAACTTACATTAAGTGCTGATATAATGTTAAGTGGTGAAGCATACACAATAGACAACCCACCTTATATAACACAAGGACATTATTATGTTGTTAGTAATGGTGGTGCTACAAATTTAAATGGTATTAGTTCTTGGTCTATTGGTGATTGGGTTATTGCAGGTGCAAACAACGAATGGACTAAATTAGACCATTCACAAGTAGACGGAACAGGAACAACAGGAAATTTAACTAAATGGTCATCAACAAGTGTAATAGCAGATTCAATAGTTTCAGAATCAGGAACAGCAATAACAGTAGCAGGAGCATTAACAACAAATACTAATTTAAGTTCAACAGGAAACTTTGCAGTAAACACCGATAAATTTACAGCTAATGCAACTTCAGGTAATGTTGCTTTTACAGGAGATTTAGCAATCAATACAGATAAGTTTACAGTAAATGCTACAAATGGAGATACAGTAGTTGCAGGAGATTTAACTACAACAGCAGGTTATTTACAATTAGGAGCAGTTGCTTTGCCAGGTGCAGGAGTAGCAGCTATAACTAATAGGTCATCAGACAATTCTTTATATATACAAACATCTTCAGGTAACACAGCTTATTTATTAGATGGCTCACAAAATACAATGTATTCTGCAGCAAATACTGCCCATAATTTTTATATAAGTAATGTACCAAAACTTACAATAGACAGTTTAGGAAACTCAACTTTTGCAGGAACAATATCATCAAAAGATATATCTATAAAACAATCAGATGATTCAGGTTTTGATGGTGGTTTAATTATAGAAAGAAGTGCTAATACACAAAAACTTGTTATTGGTATGGATGGGGGTGCTATTAATTTTAATAGTCCAGATGGTTTAAGTTATAAATTTAGAAATAATGGAACAGAAAAAGCAAGTATAGATGGTTCTGGTAACGCAACTTTTGCAGGGAATGTAAATATTGGACCAGATGCTTTAGACATACAACTAAAAGCAGCTTCAAATAATAGTGGCAAAAACTTAATTTATTTACGAGGAAATGCTACTGGAGATAAAGCTGAAATTTCTTTAAACCATTATGGGTATGCTAATATGTTTATTGGTATGGGAACAACTGCAAATACAGTTATGTCTTTAACTGCAACCTCAGGAGGAACAGATGGAATAATTATAGATACATCTGGAAACGTAGGAATAGGAGGTTCACCTGACAACTTGTTAACTTTACAAGGTACTGCAGGTTCAACACATCAAAGGTTTAAAGAAGCAAGTTCAACAATAGGTTTTATAGGTGGTGCAAATGGAATTATATCCTCACACGATGGGAAATTAGCATTAAGGGCTGAGTCAGGTTTGGTATTAAGTAGTCAAGGAAATGCAGCAGATGTTGTAATAAGTTCTGGAAATGTAGGAATTGGAGGAGGCACAATAGAGGGTAAATTAAGTATAGATTATACTGCTGCTGAACTACCAACATCAGGAACAACATCTAATTCTGCTATACAAGTAACAAGCAGTTTAAATAATCAATTAAATTTAGGTTTAAATACAGTAAGTGGTAGTTATGGAGCATATATTCAAGCGAGTGATAATAATTTAGCTGTACCATATCCTTTAAACTTACAACCAAATGGTGGAAATGTAGGAATATCAACGACTTCGCCTGATTATAAATTAGAAATTGAAAGCACAAGTGATGCAGATTTAGTTTCTATAAAAAGCACAGCTATTGCTAATAATACTCAAATGAGATTGGGTATTAGTGGTAATGATTCTGTTATTAGTGGTACAGGTGGTTCAACTGGAAGTTTAGTTTTTAAAACTTATGGTTCGGAAAGAGCGCGTATAACATCTGGGGGTATTGTACAAATTAACACTAATGCAGCTAAAACAAGCACAAGCACAGCAGAATTTGCTTCTTTTGGTCAATCTAATGAAGCAACCAATTACAGCACCTTGCAAATGTATACAAAAGGTGGTGCAAGTCAAGCTGATAGAAGTGTATTTTTCCAAACAATAGAATCAGGAGTAGCAAATGCAGGTAACATTGTACTACAACCAAGTGGTGGAAATATAGGAATAAGTACAGGAAACAATATACCTGATGCTCTTTTAACACTTGAAGCATCTTCACATAATCAAGCATTTGCAGGTAAAAGAGATGCAACTAATTATTTGTGGTTTTTAAGAAATGAAAACAACTCTGGTAGATTTCAAATGTATAATAGTAGTAGTGCTCAAACAATAGAATTTACAGGTGCAGATGGAGCAGCAACTTTTGCAGGAAATGTTTCTGGTTCTAATTTAACTGCTTCAGTAAGATTATTTTCAGGTGATGGAGGTAACAAAACCAATCCAATGATAGCAAATGGTAGCGACCAAGATACAGGAATATTTTTTCCTTCAGCTAATGTTATGGCTTTTACTGCAGGTGATACTGAAGCACTAAGATTTACAGGTGCAAACTCAACTTTTGCAGGAAATGTAGGGATAAATTATACAGGACCATTTAATCAAATATCTGGAACAGAAACAACTTTAGCTATTTCAAATGGAAATATAGCTTCTTTGTATTTAAATAATACTCACAGCAATGGACATAATCATATAATAACAAGTGGAACTGATGGTGCTTTAGGATTTTATGATAAAACAGCAGGAGCAACAAGAATGAGTATTACAAGTGGGGGGGCTGTACAACCTGGAGGTGATAATAATCAAAATTTAGGTTCTGCTTTTTTGAGATGGTCAGTTGTTTATTCAGCCAATGGTGTCAACACATCAGATGAAACTTTAAAAGAAAATATAAAAGAATGTGATTTAGGAATTGATTTTATAGATTCATTAAAACCAAAGTCATATAATTTAAAAGGTTTAAAAGAAGATAATGATGCTTATGGTAAAAAACGATATGGTTTAATTGCTCAAGATATATTACAAACTGGATTAAAGGATTCTGTATTTGGTAAAAAAGATGGAGAATATGGATTAAGTTATAATGATTTAATTGCACCAATGATAAAAGCAATACAAGAACTAAAAGCAGAAGTAGAATTATTAAAGCAAGAATGTAAATGTAAAAATTAGTATATTTATATCTTAATCATAAAATTAATAAAATGTCAAAAATTACAAAAGAAGAATTAAAAGAATTACAAGAACAACAAGGTAAGCTAAATGCTATTAAACACGATATTGGTTTATTAAGCACACAAATACATAGCTTAAACCATATGTACGCTGAAGAAATTTCTAAACAAGAAGAAAGTAAAAAAGGTTTAGAAGAATCTTACGGCAAAATAAACATAGACCTAAAGGATGGGTCATATGAAGAAATCAAAGAAGAAAAATAATGAGTTTTCAGGATATGAAATTGTATGCAATGAATTTTTCAGCGTTTACGTTGAGTTTTACTAATATTGATATGGTGTTAAAGATAATACTACTTACAGTTACTATCCTATACACAACTCACAAATGGTATTTAATGTATGAAAAAAATAAGCGAAAACATTAGTTATAAAGAAGCTACACATTCTGCAACTGCTAAAAAGTTAGGTTTGCAAAACAAACCAAGCAAAGAGCATATTAAAAATATGGAAACTTTAGCTGAAAAAGTTTTCCAACCTTTACGAGAATGGGTAGGTGGTCCAATAAAAGTTAATAGTTTTTATAGGTCTAATGAATTAAATACAGCTATAAAAGGAAGTTTTAAAAGTAATCATTTAACAGGTCAAGCCATAGATATTACTTCAATTGGTAGTAAAACAAATTTAGAAATGTTTCATTATATAAAAGATAATTTAGATTTTGACCAACTAATTTGGGAGTTTGGTGAAGAGCCAATTTGGTTACATATATCATACAAAAATAAAAAAAACAATAGAAAACAGGTATTAGTAACTAAAAAACAAGGTAAATATTTTACTTACCAAGATTGTAAAGATTGCTAATGAAATATGAGTTTGCTATAATAGATAGGTTTTTTATAGGACCTCTAATTGGTTTTAGCTATTATGGTAAAGATAATGATAGAGATTTTGAGGAGTTAAATTTATATTTAATTTTTATAGTATTACATTTTAAATTTTATAATAATGCCAATACCTAAGAAAAAACAAGGAGAAAAACAAAAAGATTATATGATGCGATGTGTACCTCAATTAATGAAGTATCATCCTGAAAAACAAGCTGTAGCTATTTGCTATAAATCATACAAAAATGAATAAAAAAGTAAATTTAGATATTGATAATGATGGTAAACCAGATTTAAGTTTAGATTTAAAAACTATTATTATGGTTGTTGGTGGTATTGTAAGTTTAACTATGACTTATTCTACACTTACAAAACAAATAGAATTAAATAAACAAGAAATAGAGGTGGCTAAAAAATTACCACCACAACAATCACACGATTTATTAGAACAAAAAATACAATTTTTAGAAAATAAAATTGATGTTGAAGCTAAACGATTAGATAAAATAGAAGATAAAATATACAAAAGATGAACAAGGTAATTGAGTTGTTCTTTATGATAATAATTATATTAGTGATTGGCTCATTTACAGTTTTACCTTTAAATTAAAATTATGGAAATTATAAAACATTTATTAGGAATTTGTGGCGAAAGTCATATTAACATTTATACAATTATTTTATCAATAATTATTTTAAAATTTATTTATGAAAAAAATACTAGCAAAGATATTTGGTGGAGCAGCAGGTGGAGTAGCAGAAAAAATAAGTAATATAATAGCTAAACATACTTTTTCAAAAGAAGATAGAGCTAAATTTGAAAAAGAGATAACAGAAGTATTTATTAAAGCCGAAGCCGATATGCAACAAAATGTTACTGAAAGGTGGAAAACTGATATGTCTAGTGATAGTTGGTTAAGTAAAAATGTAAGACCAATGGTATTAATTTTTTTGGTTATATCAACAGTTTTAATGGTATTTATTGATGCAGGTGTAATATCATTTAATGTAAAAGACACTTGGATAGACCTCTTACAACTTGTTTTAATAACAGTTATAGGCGCTTACTTTGGTGGTAGGTCTTTTGAAAAAATAAAAAAATAATTGGACTTAAACTAATTTTTATATATTTGTCACATACAACGACAGACGTATAAACTTGCACAACCTAAAAAAGATGGACGGTGCTTGGACCAGGTAATTTGAAAATTTGTTTTTTATAGGGGGGTTTTTTCTTTCTTTTCTTTTATTTTCTTCTGGTTACTTGTTTTATTTTCTTTTCTTTCTTTTAAATTATATTATATTTATTAAGTGAAAAAAATATCTAGAAAAAATTTAGTAAAAAGGTTAGACAAAGTTTTTAGTTTATATATTAGACTAAGAGAAGCTGACAATGAAATGGTAGAATGTTTTACTTGTGGTAAAATAAGTCATTATAAAAAAAATATGCAATGTGGACATTTTCAAAGTAGAGGTGCTTATTCTACTAGGTGGGATGTAGTTAATTGTCAAGTACAATGTTATGGCTGTAATGTTATGCAACAAGGGAAACAATATCAATTTGGGTTAAATTTAGAAAAAAAATATGGTAAGGGAATTGCAGAAGAATTACTTATAAAATCCAAACAAACAGTTAAATATAGTAATGATGATTTGAAAGAAATGATTTTATTTTATAATAATTTGGTAAATCAATTTATATAATATATCTTTGAGTTGTTCTGTTTCGTTTTGTCTTTGTTAAAGAGGGGTTAATTAATTTTAACCCTTTTTTTTTATATTAAATCTTTTTTTTGTATATTTGTTTTAAATACAAAATATATACAATGGACAAAACAATATCATACGAACAACATTTTATTTTGGTGGAATATTATCAAAAAAAAATACAAGAATTAGAAGCAAAATTAGAAGTCCAACAAATAAACTCAAATAAATATAACGAAATATGAAACAAAACATTTATACTAAATTATTTGACCTACAAAATGAATTAGGAACAATAAGTAAAGATGCTACTAATCCTTTTTACAAATCAAAATATTTTGACATTAATTCATTAATAGGACAATTAAAACCATTATTACAAAAACATAATTTAATTTTATTACAACCTATAACTGACAACCAAGTAAGGAGTATTATTTACGATTTAGATGGTGGCTCAGTAGAATCATCAATGCCTTTACCTACTGATTTAGATGCACAAAAATTAGGAAGTGCTATTACATATTTTCGTAGATACACATTACAATCTTTATTGGCACTACAAGCTGTTGATGATGATGGTAATTTAGCATCAAAAACAACTAAACCTAAATTAATTGACAATACACCACAATTTAAAAATGCTTTAGAGGGTATGTCAAAAAAAGGTTATACTATAAATGATATAAAAAAACATTATACATTAACTAAAGAAATTGAAAGTAAATTATTAAATTTTAAAATAGATGAGTAAATTAGATGCCGCTTTGTTACTTAAACTTAACCAAAAAGATAAAGATTGGTTAACAGAAAAAGCAAAAGAAAAAAGAATGTCTTTATCAGGATATATTAGAACAGAATTATTAAACAATTAAATATATAAATTATGGGAGCAATTATTAATGCAAGTATCGATGTAAGTAAATTACCTAAAGAAAAATTTGTCAAAGGAAAAGATGGACGAGTTTGGTATAGGTTTACAATATCGTTAAACGATGAAACAAGATATGGAAACAATGTTTCTTTATCTGATTCACAAACAAAAGAGGAAAGAGAAGCGAAAGCTAAAAAAACCTATTTTGGTAATGGTCAAGTGGTTTGGACAAATGGACAAATTTCTGTGGCTGAAAAAGAAGAAGTGGTCGAATCAACCACTAAAAACGATGATTTACCTTTTTAATATTATACTACTATTGGAAAGATAGTTTAATATTAATCAATGTGATGTACCCACGAGAGGAAAAGATATAGACGTATATCATAATATAATTCACATTTAAATTAAGGGGGTAATTTTTTTACCTCCTTTTTTTTTATATATTTAACATATGACAAACAGAATGAACGATGAACAAACTGTTCAATATTTGGTTATGCAAGCCATTGAAGAAGATTGTATAATTGATGCCAAAGAAAAAATAGATTATCCACCTGTAGCAATTTCACTAGGCGAAAAATTAATTAAATCTGCCAATGGTGATTTACTTTTACCAATACCAATAGGCACATATGGTAACTTTTCTGTAATAAGTGCACCACCTAAAACCAAAAAAACATTTTTAGTATCATTGTTAGCATCTGTTTACCTATGTAATAAAAACAATTTTGGAGGTAATATTAAAGGACATAGACAAAATTCAAATTTAATTCATATTGATACAGAACAGGGCAAATGGCACGCTCAAAAGGTATTTAAAAGGGTATTGGATATGTGTAATTCGGATTATTCAGAATTTTATCATACATTTGGATTAAGAACAATAAATTATAAGACAAGAATTGAATTTATTGAATATTGTTTAGAACATAAAGTACAAAATACAGGATTATTAATTATTGATGGTATAGCAGATTTAGTATCTGATGTAAATAATTTAGAAGAATGTAATGCTTGTGTACAAAAACTTATGGAATGGTCAGCCAATTATAAATGCCATATTATGTGTGTGATACATTCCAATTTCGGTTCAGATAAAATGACCGGTCACTTAGGTTCTTTTATTGAAAAAAAAACAGAAACACAAATACAATTAGAAGCCAATACAGTAAATAAAGAATGGGTAACTGTTAAATGTAAAAAAAGCAGGGGTTATTCATTTGATACATTTAGTTTTAAGGTAAATGAAATAGGACTTCCTGAAATAATAGGAGATTTATATGACCCTTTAGATTAAATTATTTATGAAAAGTTTATTGGCAAAAGTATATAAAAAACATTCTATTTGGATAGAAATTGTACAATCTTTTGGTTGCAATAAAGATACCGCAGAGGATATAGTTATGGAAATGTATATTAAATTAAAAAAAAATTTAGATAGAGGATTGGTAATTGATTATACAGATGATGATTATAATTATTTTTATATATTTAAAATATTAAAAAGTTTATTTATTGATTTAAAAAGAAAAGAAAAAATTACAATTATACCACTAGACAATCAAATAGTAAAAAGTTCAAATATAGATGTTTATTATCAAGAAAATTATAAAAAAATATTAGATGAATTAGATAAAATGTATTGGTACGATAAAAAAGTTTTTGAATTAATTGACAATGGAACTTCTGTTGCTCAATTATCTAGGAAAACAAAAATTCCCTACCACTCACTTTATAATACATATAGAAAAGTTTTACAAAGGTTAAAAAAAATATTATGAAATTAGGTGATTTAGTTTATTATATAACAAAATATACAGGCATAAGATATATTTGGAAAAAAATAAATCCTAATTGCAATTGTGACAAACGTAGAGAAGATTGGAATAAAATAAAAATTAAAAGATGGTAATTAAATTTTCAAAAGATGATTATAAATTATGGACAAAATTCAGAAAATCAAAACACTCCACCATTAGTCGTGCAGAATTTAGTTTGGTATGTAAGCTGCACTCGACCTATTACAAGCATAAATTTTACGAACCTTGTACTTGTTCCCCAAAAACAATAAAAAAATGGATAGCAGAATTAAACATTGTATGGGAAAATGGAAATTAGTACAATACAAAAATTAGAAAAAGCATTAGTAAATTTTTTAAATTTAGATGGTTGGGATTTAAAATGGACAGGAAAAGGATACCAACATTATGATGCAAAAGGTTTAACAAGAAAAGGATTACCCTGTGTTATAGAAATGAAATTTAGAAATAAATACTACGAGGAGAAAATGCTTGAAAAATACAAATATGATGAATTAATGAAATTGGACAAAAATATAGTTAAATTATATTTTGTAAACGACCCAAAAGGAAATTATTTATATTGGTTAAATGAAATTAAATTACCTAAACCAAAAAATATGTATTGTCCTGATACTACAATATGGACAAAAAAAAGGATACATAAACCTGTTTATCTTTTAAAAGAAAATCAAGCAAGCAAAATAAATTTGAATCTTTAATATATATATTGTATATTTGTAATATAAAACAAATACAATATGACACATCAAATATTCAAAAACTTAGGTTATCACAAAGATTTTTACCTAAATGGTAAATATGTTGGACACCACAAACTAGAAACTTACAATGGTAAATGTGGTTACGCATCAAAGAAAAATTTAATTGCAGACACAGATATAATTATTGACAAATCACTTAATAAAAAATTTATTATTAAACAAGGTCAACATTATACCACTCAAATTATACCTCTTTGTGGTCGATTAATAGGCACACAAAAGGAAAAATTAAATTTATTAGCAAACTCAAGATTAAACTTTTAATTATGTATAGATTAGACAAATACAAACAAAATTTAACCATAAATGGTAATAAGGTATGGAGCTATACCACTCACGTTGCCACTATAAATGGTGATAAATTAGAACAATTAGGTTATTGGTCACAAACAACACAAAAACACATTAATTATGTGGCTAAAGAATTAGGATTAATATTAATAAAATAAAAGATATGTATAAAGATAATAACGCATTTGAAAATCAAATATTTGACCATTATAGAAAACAAGCAAAAATAATTAATAACGCTATTGAATTATTAGTAAAACATAATTATACTGTGATTGATTTACAAGGGAAAATAATAAACAAAGACACTATCGATTTAGAGGAAAAACCTGTCGTTTCGCCAATAAGGTATAATACTCGAAATAGGTAATGATTTTATTGTTTGATGCCGATAGTTTAGTTTTTGCTAGTTGTTGTAGGCAAAAAAACTTACCTGATGAATTGCCTTTTTACACCAAATTAGAGGATTGTATTACTAAATTTGATGAGCAATTTATGAAAATTGTAAACGACTTAGAGGAAAAATACGATATTGAAAAAATAATAACCTTTAATGGTTGCAAAGGTAATTTTAGAAAATTAATTACTCGTAATTATAAAGCAAATCGTAAAAAACAGGAATTACCACCATTACTTCACGATATGCACCAATATGTAAAAGACACATACGATAGTAAATTTGCATTTGGTATTGAAACAGATGATGTGGTTGCAAGATATTGGCATACTTTATCACAGGAGTTTGGTAGAGATAATGTAATGATTATTTCAATAGACAAAGATTACAAGCAATTTCCTTGTTTAATGTATAATTACCACCCTAAACATAAAATTGTTTTAGATATAACAGAACAAGAATCTTTATATAATTTTTATGAGCAAATGATAATGGGTGATACCGCAGACAATGTAAATTATTTTAGAGGCAAAGGCAAAGCATTCGCAAAAAACTATTTTGTAAATTGTAAAACAAAATACCAATATACTAAAATGTTATATAAATTGTTTAAACAACAATATAAAAGCAAAGCAAGAGAAAAATACATAGAATGTTATAGTTTATTGAAATTAAGAACAAATTAATGGATGTTGATGATTATTTATATTATTTAAGTTATAGAAATAATTTAACTCAATTTATTATACATAATTGCACATACGAAAAAAACAAAAAACGACACAATAGGATAAATTTTAATGAAAGGGAATTATTAGCATTATTAAAAGAATTAAACAGAATCAATTTATATATTAACCTTAAAACAAAAACAGAATGAAAACAGAACTACAAAGAGGACAATTTAATCCTTACTATGAAATTAACAAATTAAAAATGGCAAAAGTAAATCGAGATATGATACCAATACATTCAGAAAATTTTAAATCAAAATTAAATGAATATGGTTGGTTAATGCCTGTGGTAATATCAAACAATGGCGATGTAATAGAGGGGCATCACAGGATTGTAAGCGCTAAATTATTAAAACAAAAAACTATACCTGCTTATATTATTGATTGGGTAGATACACAAATACAAAAACAACATCTTGATTGTATTATTAGTTTAAATAATGGTAACAAAGCTTGGACAATGTTAGATTATTTAAAGGCCTTTAGTGATTATAATGAGGATTATAAAACTGTTTATGAAATATATTTAGCAAATTCAAATAATATTACAATTGGAAATGTAATTAATCTTTATTTTAAACCTCGTAGTCCACAAAACAACGAAAAATTCAAAAGAGGAAAAGAAAAAATTCAAGATATAGATTTTTCTAATTATTTATTAAATGAAATATCCACATTAGTACAATTTTATTCTAAAAGTAAAATAGTTACTTATTGTGTTAGAGAATTTATATCTTTATGTTTTTCAAAAGCTAAAAAAAATAAAAAAGCTATACAATATTTGATAAAAGAGTATGAAAAAATGATTAAAGCAAATCATCCAGCAATAACATCAATTAAAGAATTTAAACCAACTATGGAATTATATTTAAATACATATAATTTAAACCATAAATAACGTTATATAATTATGATAGAAAAAGTAAATATTAATAATATATTTCCAAATCCTGTAAATCCAAGAATAATTAAGGATTTTAAATTTAAAAAATTAGTCAAAAGTATTAAGGAGTTTCCTGAAATGTTAAAACTAAGACCCATAGTGGTAAATAGCGAAATGGGTATCCTTGGTGGTAATATGAGATACAAAGCCTGTAAGGAGGTTGGATTAAAAGAGGTATATATTATTAAAGCCAATAATTTAACAGACAACCAAATTGAGCAATTTATTATAAAAGATAATGTAGGTTTTGGTCAATGGGATTGGGATATGTTAGCAAATCAATGGGACACTCAATTGTTAAGCGATTGGGGATTAGATGTATTAGAATTGGAAGAAAACTTTGATGAGGGAGAAATATCAGAAGAAGATAATGTAAATGAAAAGAACGAAGTTGTAATAAATTTATCTATGCCATATTACCAATATGAAAAAATGGAAATTGATTTTCAAAATTTTATTAAAAAATATCCTAATATTGTATGCAAAATCCAAAATTAAATGTATTAATATATCCAATGTTGTCGGTAAATAATTTAAATGCCGATTCAAATTATATTATTATAAAACAATTATGTAATGAATTATTAAAAACAAAAAGGTATAATTTTTTCCTTTTAATTGATTCAAACAGAAAATATATAAAAGATGATTTAAATTCATTGGTTAAAATTTTAAAAATACCAATGCCAAAAAGTAAAAAGCATCAGGTAATACATTTTAATTCAAATATATTTAGAGAGATATTTAAAAAATATGCCTTTGATTTAATTTGGAATAATGTTGTTGAGCAAGGACACCATTTTAGGTATTTTCAAGACACCCTATTAGACAACCAAAGGTTTAAAGTGTTTAATTATCATCATTATGTAATACATAGGAGTTTAGAAAAACTAACAAACTATTTACCTTGTACTCATATTTTATATGACCAAATAGTAGGTAGTTTAGGAACAGATTTAAATTTCTTTCATACTCAATATTGTTTTGATATGCTATTAGAAGAAGCAAACGATATTTTAAATAAAGATAAGGTACAATTATTGAAACAAAAAAGTGTTATAAGTTTAGGTGGTTATACCAACAAAATAAAAAGCAAAAATAAATATGATAAATTTACCTTTATATATAATCATAGATTAGATGGTTATAAAAATTGGCAAATTACTTTCAATCAATTTGACCAATTATGGGATGAGGGATTAGATTTTCAAGTTATATTAACAGCAGGGGATAAAGACAACATAAATACTATAAATAAAAAACCTTATTGTATTGTAAAATCTTTTACCAAGCATAGTGATTATTTAAAAGAGTTATCTAAATGCCATTGTAATACAATTAATAGTAGACACGAAACCTATTGTATAAGTATAGCAGAAAGTATTATGAATGAACAAATAACAGTATTACCTAATAGGTGTACGTTTCCTGAATTAGTAGGCGAGGGATATCCCTACCTATTCCAAAATATAGAGGAGCAATTAGAAATGCTTAGGAATTTGATTAAAAACAATATAAGGCAATATAATTATAGCACAAAAAATAAACTAACACTAAAAAATCATAGCAAAACAATTGGTTTTTTTTTTAAAAAATTAGGTAAACCTGAAAAAAACGATATTTTTAATAAAATAAAAAAACAAAAAACAAAAATTGAAATTAAAAAATACTTATCTAAATATAATGAGGTTAATTTAACTGTATTTAAAAATTTTATATTTTCATTAGGTTATGCTTCACAAAGTTTTCCAAATCGAAAAATAAAGATAATATTAAATGAATTAGGTTATGATTATAACATAAATTTAGATAAATATCAAAAAGTACATTATGAGTAAATCCGACAAAATCCGACAAACTAAGCTAAATTTAATTAAGGCATTAGAAAAATCAATGGGGGTAATAACTACTGCTTGTAAAAATGTAGGAATACACCGGTCAACCTTTTATGAATATTATAATAAAGATGAGGAGTTCAGAGATGAGATAAATGATGTCAGTAATATTGCTCTTGATTATGTTGAAAGTAAAATGTTTAAACAAATTGAAAAAGGTAATACTCAATTAATTAAATTTTATTTAGCTACAAAAGGTAAGAAAAGAGGTTATATTGAAAGGCAAGAAATAACAGGCGCAGAGGGTATGCCAACTAACTTTCAAATTGAAATAATTGATAAAACCGAAGATACAGACTAATATTGTTTACAAACATTTAGTAAATAGTAAGAAAAAAATAGTTGTTGAGCAAGGTGGTACTCGTTCAGGAAAAACTTACAATATACTTTTATTTATAATATTTTATTATTGTACCAATCAAAAAGGTAAAATAATTACAATTTGTAGGAAAACCTTTCCAAGTTTACGAGCAACTGTTATGAGGGATTTTTTACAAATATTAAAAAACCACCAAATATATAGAGATGAATTTCACAATAAATCCAATAGTGAATATCATTTATTTGGTAATTTAATTGAATTTACCTCTCTTGACCAATCACAAAAAATTAGAGGTCGTAAAAGAGATTTATTATTTATCAATGAGGGTAACGAATTATATTGGGAAGATTGGCAACAATTAATATTTAGGACACAAGAACGTATTATACTTGATTTTAACCCATCTGATGAATATCATTGGATTTATGATAATGTAATTACGAGACAAGATTGTGATTTTTACAAAACAACTTATTTAGATAATCCTTTTTTAGAAGATGTTATAAAACAAGAAATAGAAAGGTTAAAAGAAACAGACGACCAATATTGGCAAATATATGGTTTAGGTGAACGAGCAACAAGCATAAATACCATTTTTAAATATACAGAGGTTAATAAAATACCTACTGATGCTAAATTAATTGCATATGGTATGGACTTTGGTTACACCAACGACCCAACCACATTTGTATCAGTTTTTACTTTTGACTATAATTTGTATATTAAAGAACATTTATACAGAACACAGATGACCACTAACGATATACATAAATTTTTAAAGGAACAAAATTTAAGTAAACATCCAATTTATGCTGATAGTGCCGAGCCAAGATTGATAGATGAGTTAAGGCGAATGGGACATAGTATATTTCCTAGTTTAAAAGGTAAAGATTCCATTAATGCAGGAATTGACCTGTTAAAAAGGTATAAAATACATATTACAAATGATTCTACAAACGCTATACAAGAATTTAGAAATTATAAATGGAAAGAAGATAGGTCAGGTAAATTAATTAACGTACCAGAAGATAAAAATAATCATATAATTGACCCCTGTCGTTATGCTACTTATTCTTTATTATCAAGACCAAACTTTGGAAAATATGCAATACAATAAAAAATGTAAAATTTGTGATAACGATTATGTGTATATTGGAACAGCACAAAATGGTTATATGTGGTATTGTAGAAAATGTAAATATATAGACTTAAAAAAGACAAATAATGGACAAAAAACAACTCAAAAAGGAATTTAATAATCAACCTACTTTAAAAGATAAAAGATTATTTGCATTAAAATATGTAGAGAATGAAAATCATAAAGAAATGCTTAAGTATGAAAAACTCTCACATTTTTCTATTCATTGTTTATTTTATATGTTTTTAGGAGAAAAATACACTCAAAAAAGAACATACGTTGCTAAACAAAAAAAACAAAGAAGTTTTTAATAGTTGCCTATTTAATATATTTTATATATATTTGTTATATAATATTAAAACAGACATTATGAAATTAACATTTGAAGAAACCTCAGCATTAATTGATGTTGAAGCAACATTAAAAATGCTATTAACAGCAGACAATTTAAAAACATATCAAAAAGAATGGTGTGTAAAATCTTATAAAAACATAGTTAACTTTAGGCATCAACACGAATAATATGGGAACATCAAAAGACAATTTAATAGACGAAATAGATAAGTTAAAAAAAGAATTAGCAACAGCTAAAAAACATACTTATATATATGAGACAAACTCTTTACATTGTAATGATGGAGAATTATATATTTATTATGGTAATGAAGATAATTGTTTAGTTTTTAACGTAGAACAATTGTATAAAGATTTACCTTTTATAATAACACAGGTTGTCAAAGAACAAAATAAAATGCAAAAAATGTATTTAGATTTAATAAAAGAATCAATTAAAGAAATATAATATGAAAACAAATAAAATAGTAAGACCAATGCACAAATTTGGTAATTTATTAAAAGATTTATTTCATCCTAAAGATACTAGGCATTTTTGGGTAAGAGTAAAAGATTATGCAAAAACAAAAGAGGAAAAAGAAGAATTTATATTTGCAATAATAGAACTTTTAAACCAAAGAATTAAAATAGATGGACAAGATACAAAATACTAAAGACCTTTCTTTTTACAATAACGCTATATTATTTACTAAATTATTAAATAAAAAAGTAAACAAAAATATAGATGATGAGGAGTTAAAATTAATGCAAACATTATTGATTGACATATTCTTTTATGTAAACAACCTACAAACACATTTAGCAAATTGTAAAGTTGAAAATAGCAAATATAGAGAACAACGTAACGATGCTTTATTAATAGCAGATGAATTAAGAGAGGAGATTGAATGGTCAGAAAACCATCAGTTATAGTTGCCTATTAAGTATATATTTTGTATATTTGATTTATATTAATAATTAAAACAAACAAAATGAAAAACTTTAACGTAAAATTAACTAGACAAGAATTAATTATCTTACAAGATTTAGTATGTCAAGAAAAAAGCAAATTAGCAAATAATGCCTTTATTTCAGATGAATATACAGTTGTATCTAATTTAAACACAAGATTTAAATCTAAATTAAATAAACATTACGGATTTAAAATAAATAATTAAAACTTAATAAATGATTAGAAAATTCTTACAACAAGACCCAAACAATTGGAAATGGCTAATTTGCTTTTATGCTTTAGCTTTTATAATAACTATAATATTAACTATAAAAATATGAATAATATATCTAACACAATCGAGGTTGAATACGAACATTTTTTATTAGAAGTAGATTATGATTGGAGAAAAGGTAATGCAGGAGATTATTATAATCCTCCAGAACCAAACGAAACAGACATAAAAAAGGTTATAGTAATTGGTTATATAAATGATAATGGTAATATAGATTACTTAGATACAGAGGTTGAATTTCAAATGTATGACTTATCAAAATCCCAAATATTAGAAGAAATACAAAATGATGTAGGAAATTTTATGTAAAAAATTCAGTTTGTTTGTTTAAATTAGGTGTTTAGAAATAGACACCTTTTTTTTTGATTAAATTTGAGAATTAAATACGTTATATAGATATGGAATTAAAGTTAAATATACCAACTGAACTAAACGAAATAACATTAAAGCAATATAAAAAGTTTATTAGTATTGGTGAAAACAACCAAGACCCAAATTTTATACAGGCAAAAATGATAGAAATATTTTGTGGTGTTAGCCATAAATTTGCTACACTAATGAAATATAGTGATGTAGAAGAAATTACAGGTATGATTAATAAATTACTAATTCAACAACCTAAATTAGTAACCACCTTTAAAATGGATGGTATTGAATATGGCTTTATTCCTGATTTAGATGATATGACTTTAGGAGAGTATATTGATTTAGATACTTATACAGGAGACAACAATAATATAGAGGTTGCTATGAATGTTTTATATAGACCAATTGTTACAAAACTTAAAAACAAATACGTAATTGAAAAATATAATCCTGATAATAGAGATAAAATGTTAAATATGCCAATGGATGCTGTTGTTAGTTCATTGTTTTTTTTTCTGAATTTAGGACTGGAGTTGTCGGAAATTACCCTGAGTTATTTGAACAAACCACAGAAAATCAATTCGGTGGAGTACAAAATTTTGCGAGAAAATATGGCTGGTATCAGTCACTTTTTGCCTTATCTGGAGGAGACGTTATCAGAATTAAAAATATCACTGAATTAAAATTCCACGAATGTTTTTTAATGTTAGCATTTATGAAAGATAAAAACGAATTAGAACAAAGAGAACTTAAAAAAAAATTTAAATGAGCCAACAAGGTAGTAGGGCATTTTATAATGTTACAGAAACAATTAAAACACAATTATTAGCAGATATTAATGTTAATACAGTCACCACAGGAGATATAACAGAGGTTGATTTACAAAAACAAACCATATTTCCATTATCACATATTATGGTTAATAACGTATCACAAGAGGATGGTGTATTAAGGTTTAATGTTAGTATTATGTCAATGGATATAGTTGACCAAAGTAAAGAAATTACAGTTGATATTTTTGAGGGTAACAATAATTTACAAGATATACTAAATACACAATTGTCTGTTTTAAATAAATTAACACAAATATTAAGAGGTGGTACTTTGCATTTTGATAAATACCAATTAGATGGTAATCCAAATATTGAGCCATTTTATGATAGGTTTGAAAATGAATTGGCAGGTTGGACAGCTTCAATGGATATTTTAATTTATAATGATATAAGTATTTGCTAATGAAATTAGAAGAATTAAATAAAATGTTTAATGATTTTGGTAAATATATGGTTACTGAATCACAAAAAAACCTACAAACAGATAAAAAAGGAGGAGGTCCTTTATATAATTCTATTACTTATGATGTGGATGATAGTAATGGTAAATTTGTATTTACTTTTTCAATGCAAGATTATGGAGAATTTCAAGACAAAGGTGTAAAAGGTGCTGACCCTGATAAATTATCACCAAATGCACAAATAAAAGGACAACAAGCACCAAATTCACCATATAGGTTTGGTAGTGGTAGTGCAAAGGGTACTTGGAAAACATTTGTTCAAAGTGTAGCTGCTTGGGCGCAAATTAAAAATATAAGATTAAGACAATATAAAACAGTAAATGGTGTAAGGAAATCTACAGGTAAATTTGCTAAAGGTAATTATGAATCTATTGGTTATGTAATTGCTAAAAATATTTATAATAGAGGATTAAAACCATCATTTTTTTATACCAAACCTTTTAATAAAGCATTTGAACAATTACCAGACGAGCTTTTTGAATCATTTGCTATTGATGTAGAACACGGATTTAATGAACAAATAAATAAAAAATAATGGCAAATAGATTACTTAGAAGTCCACAATATATTACACAAACAGCAAACTCAACAGTTTTGTCGGTTGTATTAAAAATAACTATTGATGGTACGTTAAGATATACTTTAATAAAATCAGCAAGTATAAATGTACCTGTTTTATTTGAATGGGCTGAATTAGCAAGAGATTATTTAGATATTACTTATACAGGAACACCATCAACACAAGTTGCTTTTCCAATAGGATTAGATTTAAGATTCTACGATGGAGTTAATGGTACAGGTACACAAGTTGGATTTACATATTCAGAAAATCATAATGGCTTTGATGGTTATGGAACTTTTTATGAAGAAGCAAATCCTAATATGAGTACAACTGAATTTCCTGCAATTTCAAACTATACACAATCAGGTAGTTCATCTTTGGGTGTTAAAACATATACTATGTATGCTCCTAAAAATGTAGAGCTTTATGTTCCAAGTATTTTAAATGGTACAGTAGTTTATAATGCATCAGGATATAATACAACATCTGTTGTTATAAATGGAACAACTGTAACAATAAATAGAATAGATTGTACTAAATATACCTCTAGCTATGGTTATACTGAACTTAATGGGTCATCAGTAGGTTTTAAAGTTAGCTTTATTAATAAGTATGGTGCAATACAAAGTGAGTTTTTTACATTAAAAGCTATAAGAGATATAAAAGCAAAAAAGAAAACATATAATTCAAATATTATAAGTTCTACAGGTACTTATTCTGTAAACGCACATACTAAACAAAATTATAATATAAATGCAATACAATCAATTACATTAAATTCTTTTTATGTTCCTGAATATTATAGCGAGGTTTATTCTGAAATGTTATTATCTGAAAAAGTTTGGGTTCGTTATAGAGAAAAATCAACAGGTAATTTTATTACAATTCCAATAAATATAAAGGGTAATAATATGACTTATAAAAACAATATAAATGATAAATTAATACAATTTGAATTTAATTTTGATATGTCCTTTGATTATATAAACAATATTAGATAATGCAAAAATTACAATTATATATTGGTGGTGAAAGAATAGATTTGTTTAAAGATGAACAGGTTTCATTTAATCAATCAATCCAAAATATAAAAGACCCTGCAAAGATATTTACAGAGTTTACTCAAACATTTAATGTACCAGCTTCAAAAGGCAATAATAAAATTTTTAAGCATTATTATAATTATAATATTACTGGTGGTTTTGATGCAAGGAATAAAGTAGATAGTTTAATAGAATTAAATAATGTTTCTTATAAACAAGGTTATATTAAATTAGAGGGCGTTGATTTAAAAGTAAATAAACCTTATTCTTATCGTATTACATTTTTTGGTGAAACAGTAAGTTTAAAAGATTTAATAGGCGATGATAAATTAGGTAAATTATCAAAATTATCTGATTATGATTTAACCTACAATTCAACTAATATAAAAGCTAAACTACAAAGTGGTACTGATATTATCACACCTTTAATTACATCAGGCGCAAGTGATGCTGATGATGATGTTACTAATCATTCGAGATTATTTTATAACTCTTTGACACACGGTACAAATAATGGGAATTTATATTGGCATACCGGAGGTGGTACAAATGCAAATGGTGTTTTATGGTCAGATTTAAAATATGCTTTAAAAATTAGAAGAATAATAGAAGCCATAGAAAATCAATATGTTGGCATAGAATTTACAGATGATTTTTTTACCTCTACCAATACTGTATATGAAAATCTTTATATGTGGTTACATAGAAAAAAAGGTAATGTACAACAAGCATCACAAGTATTAGAATTTCCTACTTTGGTTAATGGTTTTGGATTACCAATACAATTTACCACTATGTTAAATGGTACCTCATTAGAAGTTTATTCATCTTGTAATCCCTACAATTCAAGTGTTCCTTGTCCTAACACCTCTTTACCATCAATTCAACAAGAACTACAACTTACAACCACATCTAGTGTAGGTTATACTGTAGTAATAAATCGTAATGGTTCGGTATGGGCAACAATACCAAATTTGACAGGCACACAAAGTTTAGATGAGGGAGATATGGGGGTTATGGATGAAGCAAGTTATACAATAACTATTATTACAACACAAAATATAACATTTTCTAATATAGAATGGAATTTATCAGGTTTTTTTAGTGGTTCTGGTTGGAGTGAAACATATCAAACAGGTAGTTTTACTGCTACTGCTGATTTTGAGTTTATTATACAGCAACAAATACCAGATATGAAAATTATAGATTTTTTAACAGGTATATTTCGTATGTTTAATTTAACAGCATTTTATGTTAGCGACCCACAGGATTCAGATTTTGGTAAAATTAAAGTACAAAAGTTAGATGATTTTTATGCAGCAGGTACAAGTTATGATATAAGCGAATATGTAGATACTAATACAAGTAAAATTAATATAGCATTACCATATAAAGAAATAAATTTCACTTATAAAGGCACAGGTACTTTGTTAGCTAAACAATACAAACAATTACAAGGTAAATCTTGGGGTGCTGAACAATTTGCAGGTAATTCCACAGTAGGTAATAATTTTGATGCTCCAAATCCTAAATATGATGTTGTTTTACCTTTTGAACATATGCAAATGGAAAGGTTGGTTGATGGAAACCCATCTACACCAAATCAAACAACAATACAATATGGTTTTTTTGTTGATGATAATTTAGAAGCATATTATGGTGACCCTTTACTTTTTTATCCAATATTACAAACATCAACCACATATCCAATCTCATTTTTAGATGACCTTCAAGGTACACATAGTAAATTAACCTCTTATTATATACCTAGTAATAGTGTAAGTATTAATTCATCTGTAAGTGCTAAAAATATTAATTTTTATTTAGAAACAAATGAGTATACTTTAGATTCATCTTTTAATGAAACATTATTTTATGAAAACTATTTAACATACATACAAGACATATTTAATAGTAAAAGAAGAATAATAAAATTAACTGCTTATTTACCTTTAAAAATTATTTATAAATTAAATATGAATGATAAGCTAATTATAAATAACCAAAATTTTACTATAAACACTATTAACACTAATTTGATTACAGGTAAAAGTTCAATAGAATTATTAAACGATTTATGATAAAAAATATAATAACATTATTAAAATTTGTTGATTACGAAACAGAGAATATTCGTATAGCAAAAGGTAAAAATAAATTAGCTACAACTTGGAAAGAAGCATTTAAACAAATAAAAGAGAATTACAATGGCAATTAAAAAAGTAATAATAATAAGTGCTGAAACACAAAAGGCACAAAAGGCATTAGAGGATGTTAATTTAACAATTGAACAACAAGAGGACTTAATTAAAGATACTCGTAGAGAAATCGAAAAATTAGAGGATTTAAGAAATAAGACAAGTAAAAAAGACCAAAATAGGATAAAAGAATATAACGAAAAAATAGATAAATCCAACCAATTATTAAAAAGGACTAAAACAAGGTTACAGGAAAACAAACAGGAGAGAACAAAAAATAATAAAGCATTAAAAGAGAATGTAAAACAACAAAGAGACCTTACAGGTGTTTTAGGAATTGTTGACAAACAAACAGGAGGCCTTATAAGTAGTTTTCAAGGTTTTACTGGAAGCATAGGTGGTGCCACAAAAGGTCTTGGTTTACTTACCAAAGCATTTATCGCTACAGGTATTGGTGCTTTTGTTTTAGTTGTTACTTCATTAACTGCAGCATTTACACAAAGTGAGGAGGGTCAAGAAAAACTACAAAGAGGTTTAAAAATGATGGGTGCAGTGGTCAAAAATGTTATGGATGCTTTCGCTGATTTAGGTGAGGGTATTATAGATGCTATTACTAAACCACAACAAGCTTGGAAAAGTTTTAAAGATGGTTTTAAGAAATTTATATCTGACCCAATAGGCACAGTAAAAGAGGTTTATACTGAAGCAAAAGAAGCCGCAACTGATTTTATAGAAGAAACTAAAAAAGAAGTGCAAACAATAGATGAGGTGACTAAAGCAAGGCAAAAAGCACACCATATAGAAAGAGATTTACAAGTTGAAAGGGCACAAGCAAATAGAGAAATAAACGATATAAGATTACAGGCAGAGGATAGAGAAAATAAAACTGCTTCTGAACGTATTGCTTTACTTAGAAAAGCACAAGAAATAGAAGAAGATATTACTCAAAAAGAAATACAAGCTAAAAAACTTTTAATTGAAGCGCAAGAAACAGAAATGGCTCAAGGTAAAAATACCATTCAAGATAAAGACAAACTTGCTAAATTACAAGCTGAATTAATAAATTTAGATACTAAAAAATTAAGAAGCCAAAGGTTATTACAAACACAAATTACAACTGCAATAAATCAAGAAAAAGCAGAAAAACAAAAGAAAAAAGAAGAAGAAGCTAAAGATTTAGAAGAAGCACAGCAAAAAGAGAAAGATAGGTTAACTCGTATTAAAGAAATTCAAGATGAGTTTCAAGCTATGGTTGATGAAGAAAAAGCCGTAACAGAAGAAGAAAAAGCTGAATTACAAAAAGAAAAAGAATTAGCAGAGTTAGAAAAATTAAATGCAACTGAAGAACAAAAGGCAAAAATTGTTGCTTATTGGAATGGTCAAATTGAAAAAGGAAAAGATAAAGATGCAATTAATGATAAAAAAAGAGACAAAGCTGTTGCTAATGCTAAAATGGATATTGCTAAACAATCAATGGCTCTAATTGGTGAAATAGCAGGTAAAGGAAGTGCTATTGGTAAAGCTATGGCTATAGGTCAAGCAACTATTTCAGGTATTGAGGGTGTACAAAACGCTTTTAGTACTGCACAAGAAAGTCCTATTACTGCTGTATTTCCAGCTTATCCATATATCCAGGCAGGTTTAGCAGGTGCATTTAGTGCTTTACAAATTCAAAAAATAGCCTCTACAAAAGCAGATGGAAAAGGCGCTACACCAAATCCAATTCCAAGTGGGGGAGGTGGTGGCGCTGCTGCACCAACAGCATCTATTCCACCAGCGTTTAATGTTGTAGGTCAAGGAGAAACAAGTCAATTAGCAGATGCAATAGGTGGACAAGAACAGCAACCTGTTCAAGCATATGTGGTTTCTAATGATGTTACAACAGCACAAGGGTTAGAAAGAAATATTGTTGAGGGTGCTACTATATAAATACAAAATTTTTAATTAAATACGTTATATTATTATGAAGATTATAGAATTAGTCTTAGACGAAAATCACGAAGATACAGGTATAGAGGCAATATCAATAGTAGAAAACCCCGCTATTGAAGAAGATTTTATTGCATTAAAGTCAGATGAAATAAAACTTGCTGAAATATCTAAAGAGAAAAAATTATTAATGGGTGCTTTACTTGTACCAAATAAACCTATTTATAGGCAAACAGGAGAAGATGAATATTATATTTATTTTTCTAAAAATACAATTGAAAAGGCATCTCAATTATATTTAAAAAATGGTAACCAAAATAATTCAACTTTAGAACACCAACATCAATTAAGTGGATTAACACTTGTTGAATCTTGGATAGTTGAAGATGATGTAAAAGACAAAAGTAGGTTATACAATATGAATGTACCTATTGGTACTTGGATGGGTACTGTAAAGGTAAATAACGATGAGGTATGGAATGAGTATATTAAAACTAATAAAGTTAAAGGTTTTAGTATAGAGGGATATTTTGCTGATAAAATGGAACGTCCTAAAGAATCAATTGAAGAAAAAATGGAGGTTAAAGCTAATAAATTACTTGAATCAATAAAAAATATTATTAGTGAGAATTAAAAAAAAAATAAATCCAAATAGTCCTTATTTTATACCTGCAAGAGGTGGTCGTATAGGAGGTAGGAGAGCTTGTTTGTGTGTTGATACAAACGATTATTCTATTGAATGTTGCGATGGTAGTTTATGGGCGCAAGGTATTGGTTCAATATCAAGAACAAATTGAAAATGCAAAATTTTAAATAAACCACGTTATATAAATAATTATGAAATCTACTGAAATGTTAGACAAAATCAAGACACTTTTAAACATCGAGGTGAAACTTGAAGAAATGAAATTAGAAAATGGTACAGTTGTCGAAGCTGAATCATTTGAAAAAGGTAAAGACATTTTCATTATCACAGATGATGAGAAAGTAGCCCTACCGGTAGGCGAATACATCCTAGAAGATTCTCGACTTATAGTTGTAGAAGAAGAGGGGAAAATCGCAGATGTTAGAAACGTATCTGATGAGGTACCACAAAAAGAAAAAAATATGGATAAAGAAATTACTGAAGACTTAGATTACAAAGACGAAGAAATGAGAGATGATGGCAAAGAAGCTGCTGTTAATGATTGGGAGGGTATGGAAAAAAGAATTAAAAATCTTGAAGATGCCATAGCTGACCTAAAATCTAAAATGGGAGAAAAAGATGTTAAAGTTTCTGAGGAGGACAAAGAAGAACTTAAACAAGAAGTCAAAGAGGAAGTAAATCAACAGTTAAAAGAAGAATTATCTCAACCTGCATCTGCACCTATTAAACATACACCAGAGGTAGGTAACAAACAAAAACAAAATTTTAGAATTAGTCCTAACAGGCGACCTTCTACTATGGACTATATCTTAAATCAATTAAATAAATAAAATTAAAATTCCAAAATTATGCCACAACCAACTATCACAACTACTTACGCAGGAGAATTTGCAGGTAAGTACATTGCTGCCGCTCTACTGAGTGGTAACACTTTAAGTCAGGGTGCAATTGAGATTAAACCAAATATCAAATTTAAAGAAGTTATGAAAAAAGTAGTTACTTCTGGTTTAATTACAGATGACTCTTGTGACTTCACATCTGCTGGGTCTGTAACACTTACAGAAAGAATAATCCAGCCAGACCAATTTCAAGTAAACCTTGAATTATGTAAAACACCTTTTGAATCAGACTGGGGTGCAGTATCTATGGGATATTCTGCATTTGATAACCTACCTCCTGATTTCTCAAGTTTTTTAATCGCTCACGTTGCAGAACAAGTATCTGCTTCTACAGAAAGCAATATCTGGCAAGGTAACCTTGGTGGTGCTGTTGCAGGAGAATTTAATGGATTTACCACTTTAGCTACTGCTGATGCTGATGTAATTGATGTTGCCGCTGTAGGTGGAGGAGTAAATTCAGGAAATGTAATTGCTGAATTAGGAAAAATTGTAGATGCTATACCAAGCACATTATACAATAAAGATGATATGTTTATCTATGTATCACAAAATATCGCTAAAGCATATGTAAGAGCTTTAGGTGGTTATGCTGCTTTATCTAATGTTGCAGGAACTGAAAATGTAGGTTCTGTTGGTGCAAATGGTATCGATGGCAGAGGAACACTATGGTATGGTGGAGGTGAAAACCTTTCTATCGATGGTGTAAAAATCTTTGTTGCTAATGGATTACCAAATAACTATGCAATGGCTGCTCAAAGAAGTAATTTATACTTCGGAACAGGATTAATGTCTGACTATAACCTAGTTAAATTAATCGATATGGCTGACATAGATGGTAGTAAAAATGTTAGAGTAATAATGAGATTTACTGCAGGAGTACAATATGGAATAGGTTCTGAAATAGTTCTTTATTCTTAATAAATAAATTAACCAAAATAAGGGTAGGTGGGTAAATGCCTACTTACCCTTTTTTAATAAAAAAAAATAATTATGGCTTGTACATTATCTACCGGAAGAAAAGTCCCGTGTAAAAGTGCCTTTGGAGGCATAAAAAGTGTATATTTTGCAGATTTTGGTAGTTTAACTGCTGTAACTGTGGATTCTACTACTAAACAAGTAACTACTTTAACAGGTAGTCCAACTTGGTATGAATATGATGTAAAAGGTAATTCTTCTTTAGAAAGTACTGTAACAAGTTCTAGAGAAAATGGAACTACTTTTTTTACACAAACTTTAAATTTAACTTTAACTTACTTAGATGCTAAAACTCAAGCTGAAATTCAAGTGCTTGCAGTAGGTAGACCTTATATTGTGGTTGAAGATTATTATGGAAACCAATTTTTATGTGGATTCGAGAATGGATGTGAATTGACTTCAGGAACTACGGTTACTGGGGCTGCCGCAGGAGACCTCTCAGGATTTACTATGGTGTTTGAAGCGATGGAAGAAACAGCACCATATTTCCTAGATTCAGGATTAGTAACTGGCGATGCTACACAAATCGACCCAACAGCATAATCCTAATTTATATATTTGAAATTAAGCACTCTTATGGGGTGCTTTTTTTTTGATTTTTAATTTCTGCAAAATAAGTTAATTAATACGTTATATAGGTAATGATAGTTTTTACTACAACAACATCAGCACAAACATTTAAAATAATTCCAAGAACATATGGAGCTGACTTTACTATGTCTATTACAGACGATAGTACTAATATTCCTGTTTTTTATGAGATTAACAATGCAATCACTGATGTTAATTATTTAAAATTTTCACAGGCATTTAGTCCTGTATTGGTTGAAGGTCATTTTTACGATATTAGATTATACACAGATTATAATTTTTGGAACACTAATTATTTATTATGGGAAAATGATAATAGTTTATGGAATGTTGATAGACCTACAGATGCCACTATATATAGGGATAGGATTTTCTGTACAGACCAACAAATTGACCAAATAGAAGATGAATATTACGATATAAATTTGGATAAGTATAAGACTTTTAATTCCTTTGATAATACATATAAGGTATTTTAATTATGAAAAAAAATAGAAAAAGAGATAATTTAGGTAGGTTTACTAAAAATAGGTCAGAGTTTAGCTTTGTAAATTTAGCAACTTATACTAGTCCTGAAATTGTAGAGGTCAAAAATAAAGAGTGGGTAAAATATGGTATTGATAACAACTATTTCCAATTTTTAATTGACAGATACAATGGTAGTCCTACAAATAATGCCTGTATTAATGGAATAAGTCAACAAATTTATGGCAAAGGTTTAAATGCAACTGATGCTAGTGACAAACCAATGGAATACGCACAAATGATAACATTATTAAAACCTGAAATGGTGCAAAAAATATGTTATGATTTAAAATTAATGGGGCAAGCAGCCATACAAGTAATTTATTCAAAAGATAGAAATAGAATTGCACAATGTGAGCATTTTCCTATTGAAACATTAAGGGCTGAAAAAGCTGATGATAAAGGCGATATAAATGGTTATTATTATTTTAATGATTGGACAAAAATCAAACCATCTGATAAACCATTAAGGATACCTGCATATGGTACAAGTAATGAAAATATAGAAATATATTATATAAAACCTTATAAGGCAGGATTTTATTATTATTCTCCTGTAGATTATCAAGGTGGATTACAATATTGCGAATTAGAAGAAGAAATCTCTAATTACCATTTAAACAATATAATGAATGGTCTTGCACCATCTATGCTTATTAACTTTAATAATGGTACACCAAATCAAGAACAAAGAGAATTAATTGAACAACGTATAGCACAAAAATTTTCAGGTTCAAGTAATGCAGGTAAATTTATATTAGCTTTTAACGACAACAAAGATAGCCAAGCAGAAATTACACCTGTACAATTATCAGATGCACATAATCAATATCAATTTTTAAGCGACGAATCAACTAAAAAAATATTAGTAGCACATAGGGTGGTAAGTCCAATGTTATTAGGTATAAAAGATAATTCAGGTTTAGGAAATAATGCTGATGAAATTAAAACAGCATCCTTACTTATGGATAATACAGTTATTAGACCATTTCAAGAATTATTAATAGGATGTTTTGACAAATTACTTGCCTATAATGATATTGCTTTAAACCTTTATTTTATTACACTACAACCATTAGAGTTTACTGAGGTTGACCCTACTATCCAAAATGAAGAAACAATTGAGGAGGAAACAGGGGTTAAGTTATCAGAAGAAGAATTAAAAATGATTGATGGCAAAAGGGCATACCAAACAAAAGAAGAAGCTGAAAAGGTTGCCAAAGAAAAAGGTTGTAATGGTTCTCACGAACACGAAGTCAATGGTGAGATTTGGTATATGCCTTGTATTAACCACGAAACTTTAAAAAGTCCTTGTTGGGATGGTTATATAAAACGTGGTACCAAAATTAAAGATGGTAAAGAGGTTAATAATTGTGTAAAGGCAAAACAAGAACTTTCAGAGGATGAGGTTGAAGTTGTTTTAGGTTCTTTAGCAAGTAGTGCCACAAAGATGGATGAAAAATATGTTTTTGTAGATGAAGTGGGTGAGGATGAAAAAGTAAATAATGAAGATTGGGCAAATTATTTAATTAAAGAAAAAAAATCAACCTTAAGTAAAATAAGAGATGTTTTAGGTTTAAAGAGTGCTAGTGAAGATAATGTTGGAAGTGTCAATGATGGTTCAGCTTTTAGCTCCTTAGACAGCAAAAATGGTTTATATAAAATTAGATATAAATACGCTGAGGGAATGAAAAAAAGTGGTAATTCAAGACCATTTTGTACAGAAATGATGAGATTATCTAATAGTGGTTTAGTATGGAGATTAGAAGATATTGACAATGCTAGTTTTGGCAAATTAGTTGTCGAAAATGGAAAAGGAGTTAGAAAAGATGAAAACGTAAATACAGATTTTAGACATAAACCAGATTTACCTTATAATATTTTTGAATTAAAAGGAGGAATATATTGTCAACATAAATGGGTAAAGGTATTGTATAGGTTAGTAAGTAATACAGAGGTTTCTGAAAATTTAGATAATTATAAAAAAGTTAGAAGTATACCTAAATATGCACAAAAAAATCCAAGAGGAAGTAAAAAGGCAGGTATAGCAACAGATGAACAAAAAGGAAGAGGAGCTTATCCAAAATAAATAATAATTATGGCACAACCACTATTTATAAATAGAACAGATTTAATTCGTAATTCCATAATAGATGGAAATGTAGATACGAACAAATTTATATATTTCATAAAAATTGCTCAAACAATACATATCCAAAATTATTTAGGTACTGAATTATATGAGGAATTTGAGAATATGATAACAGCAGGAACATTAACTGAACAAGCCAATCCAAATCATTATAATTTAATGATTGATTATATACAACCTATGTTAATATGGTTTGCTCAAGTGGATTATATACCATTTGCTGCTTACCAAATTAAAAATGGTGGAGTTTTTAAACATAGGTCAGAAAATAGCGAATCAGCTTCTAAAGATGAATTAGATTATTTAGTAGCAAAGGCAAGGGAATACGCAGAATATTATACAAGAAGATTTATTGATTATATGAATTTTAATCAATCAACTTTTCCAAAATATTATCAAAATACTAATAACGATATTGACCCTAGTCAAGATGCACTATTTAATGGATGGATATTATGAGATATAAACCAAAAGAAAAAAATATACAAAAACTAAAAATGTTTTTAAAGAAACAAGAAAAAAATAAAAAATAACTATGGCTACTTTATATAATACAAGAATTTCGGATACTTATCCTGGTTTGATTAAAACAATAGATAACCTTGCTATTAATGCTACATTAAGAGAACTTACTGATGGTACAGGAAACGCTTCAGGATTGTTTCTAAACAATGCAGGAGATTTTAAAGTAACTGCTATTTTAGAGTTTGGTTCTTTAAAAGATACAGGAGAAAATATAATTATAAGCAAATTTGTAGATGCTGCAGATGGTATTGGTAATAACGACAACGATATTACTATTCCTACAACTGCTGCAATAATTGACTATGTAGCTGCACAAATTACTGCTGAAGATTTAGATTTTACAGGAGACACAGGTTCAGGACAAATAGATTTAGATTCGCAAATATTTGCTATTGGTGGTACAACTAATGAAATAACTACGGTTGCTTCTGGTCAATCTTTAACATTTTCTTTAGATTCAACAGGTGTTAATTTACCTAACAATTCAACTGCAATTACTCAAACAGCAGGAGATAACTCAACTAAAATTGCTACAACATCTTATGTAGATACTTTAGATGCTGCAAGTGACCTGGATTTTTCAGGTGATAGTGGAACAGGTGATGTTAATCTAAATGCACAAACATTAGCAATTACAGGAACAACAAACCAAATAGAATCAACTGCTTCTGGTCAAGGATTAAGTTTAAATTTCCCAACATCAGGAGTTACATTACCAAATGGTTCAGTAGCTACTACACAAAGTGCAGGAGATAATAGTACAAAAGTAGCCACAACTTCTTATGTTGATACACTTGATGCAGCTTCAGATTTAGATATAACTGATGGAACAAATACAGGAGATGTCAATTTAAACACTCAATCTTTAAGTATTTTAGGAACTACTAACGAAATAGATAGTGTTGTAAGTGGTCAAAGCGTTACCTTAGGGCTACCTAATCAAATTAATGTAAATGTACAGGGAAACCTTACAGGAAACGTTACAGGCGATGTTACAGGCGATTTAACAGGTAATTCAGCAGGTACACATACAGGTGCAGTTGTAGGAAATGTAACAGGAAATGTTACTGGAAATGTAACAGGGGATTTAACAGGCAACGCAGATTCAGCTACTAAATGGCAAACTGCAAGAGATTTATCAGTTTCAGGTGAAGCAACAGGAACTATATCTAGTGTAGATGGTACAAGTAATGTTAGTGGTGCTTTGACATTAGACAATAATTCAGTTACAGGTAAATTTTTAACAGGATTAACTTCACCAACTGCTTCAAGTGTTTTAGCAACTGATACAATAGTTCAAGGATTTGGAAAATTACAATCACAAGTAAATGGTTTAGCAGGTGGTTTAAGGTTTATAGGAAGTTGGGATGCAGATACAAATTCACCTGTATTAAATGATGGTGGTGGAGAATCAGCTTCAGGTACTACAACAGGTGTTGCTACAAATAAATTAATAGATAGTAATGCTTCTTTTACTTCTGCAGTTTTAAATGATAAAGTAGTAAATCAAGTAGATGGTCAAACAGCTACTGTAAGTGCAGTAGATAATGGTCAACAACTTACATTAAGTGCTGATATAATGTTAAGTGGTGAAGCATACACAATAGACAACTCACCTTATATAACACAAGGACATTATTATGTTGTTAGTAATGGTGGTGCTACAGATTTAAATGGTATTAGTTCTTGGTCTATTGGTGATTGGGTTATTGCAGGTGCAAACAATGAGTGGACTAAATTAGACCATTCACAAG